ATACTATAAACTTATCAGCACTTATCTTAAAGGTACTAGTAGCTCCACTACCATCACCAAAACTAAAACCAGTAATAGCTCCGTCGTCTCCAGTAATTAACTTACTAGCTCCTGCAGACCAACCTGCTTCATCCCCATCAGTTACTACCCATCCATCATTAAGTGGGCCTAATGCTCCGCCTAGGAATTGATACGGAGTATCAGTAGCTACTATACTCGCCTTAGTAGTTCTTAAAGCTTCACTACCATCTAAATGCTTTACCATACCTATAACAGGATCATCATAACCCTCAGTAGCCGGATCTGGACCATACCAATTAAGAAATTGGCCAGCTTGAGTGGCTTCAATACTAGTTATGTCTACTTCAACGCCATCCATTTCAGATTCTAGTGTAGTTGTACGAGTAGCTATAGCACTTGTATTATCTACATGTATTTGCAAATCTTCGGTATAACTTGCTTGGGAATTCTCAACGGATACAACAGTATCATTTAACTCCTGAAAGCTAGCAGTTGTTTCACCACTACCTGTATCATAAGTAATCTCATAAGAAGCTAGTACAGATTTTAGTATATACGCACCAGCTTCTACATTACTTAAGTAGTTAGCTGATACATCAGTGTATATTTGATCTCTTACACCATTTGTATATGTATCACTATACTCTTGGTTATCTATAATAGCAATCTCACGCGCACCTATTTCATCAAGTAAGTCTTCTCTAAGATCGTCTATATCAGTTATAAATCCATTTAATAAGCTCTCTGGCATACTATAATCAACAGTAATACGCTTAGCATATGGTACTAGTTGGTATGTATCTGATACTGCTACTTTCTGCTTATCAGTGCCATATACAGCTTTATACTTTTCTACGCCTAAGTTTACAATTACTTTTTCTTCAGTAATGGCGGTTATCTGATCATTTACAACTACTTCCATTAGCTACTCACGAATCGCTAATTTTCCACGTAACACACGGATATTATCTTTACCAGCAGAAACTGCAACATCTTCTGTAATATCTATACTATAGAAGTAGTTGTACTCTGTAGTAAATGGGCTTAGTGCAGTATCTACTAGAGTAGCATACGTAGCTGTAATAGCCTTATCTATTACTACAGCTATATTTCCATTCAGATATGTTCCTGAGCCTTCTGTGTCCTCTACAAGTACTCCTGCAATAGAATCCAGTATAGCTATGTCACCATTAGTATCTTGATACTTAATTACCATCTCAACTGTGTAATCTGTAACATCTTTCATATCTATACCGTTCTCTGATACTTGTATATCTATACGGTAATCAGCACCTTTCTCAATTATTGCTCTATGATCTGCAGCTGTCATATTAACCCTTCGCTAATGTACTTGGTATTAACCCAAGTCTAAGTGATTCTTTATCTATAGCGAACTTTACGCCAGTCTGTATTGAATTCTGTACCATACTAGCATATACTTGCCCAGCTTGACTCTGTGTTAGTCTATTAGCAGATACTGATGCATCTATATGTGCACGAGCTACTGCCATCAAATCACCAACATACCCGCCTTCTTCAAGGTCTTTACCTGTACCAACTATGTCTTCCCAATTTACTGCCATGTGATTCTCCTTATCTTTTTATCATAACCCTCCGAAGAGGGCTAGGTAACTAGATACGTTTCAACTTCTGCTCTTCAGCATGTGAGTTGAACTCAGCCTCAGTCCATCCGTCAGTGTTTGCAACACTAAAACGTTTACGGTTTCTGTGAGATCTTTCTTTACCAGCTGCGTCTTTAACATGACTAGCAAGTGAGATCTTTTTCAATCTAAGAACTGCACCTTTAGGTAGGTACTGCATTTTACCGTGTAACGGTATATTAGTTGTAGACATTCCGATTACAGGATTACCCCATCTAATACCAACTGTACGCCCTTCTTCATCTTCCTCTACTGAGATTGATGTGTCATGGTCTGTAACAATTACAGGAATTAGTGTATTAAGGTCTTCTACCATTGTAGCTATAACTTCTTCAGGAGATGCAACAGGAGTACCTTTAATTACTTCTGGTTCGCTAGCTACTTCTTTAGCTACCTCTGGATTAGACTTGTCTTGCTTAGCTTTAAATGCCTCTAGTACTTGTACATACTCTGCATTAGTTGGTTTTGTAGCGTCTTTAGCTACTGATGCTATTTCATCCTCTAGTTTTAGAAACACTGCTGCTTCTACTAGTTCTGATTTGATCATTTTATCGAATGGTTTTGTTGCCATTAGTTTATCCTTATTGGTTGAGCTATACTCATTGCCATAATTGACTCGTTAGTTGGTCAACATACCTTACTGGTTCTCTGTACTTTGCAGTACGACTATTATTCAGCATTATACTATTGTTTATCTTAAGGAAGGGTTAATTGATTCTTTTGTGTTGAAGGAAGACTAGCGCGAGGCTAGTCTTTAGATTGTGCAGGAACAGTCACAGCTTACGCTGCTTCTGTTTTACCTGTTCTTGTTGCTGTATAAGCAAGCATTTTGATACGCTCAGGACGGTATGGTAAGAAACCATAAGACCATTTCGCACTTACACCACCAACTTCACCATACATGTCGTTGTGAACATCAGCTTTAGGCATGATGTGTTTAGCAGATGTAGACTCACCACCGAAACCAGTAATTGAATAACTGTCATCACCAACAACGATCATTGGGAATACATCGTAGAATGTACCATCAGTTTTTACTGTTTTGTATGCAGCAGCTTGAGTTGCAGCATTAGCATTATCAATGTTACCAGTTGCTATTGCAACTTCAACACCACCACCACGGTATACTTGAAGATCAGGAACAACAACAAAACGGAATGAACCGATTGAACCTTGCTCACCCTCTAAAAGAGTAGTACCAGCAGCATATTTTGATTTCTCAACCCATACAAGAGCCCCACCTGGACCTTCAATTCTACGTAGAACTGGAATCGCTTCACGGTTAACGTATGCAATGTAAGCATCTTCGATGATTACTGTGTCAACTAAATCAACACCTTTAAGAATTTCAGTATCCATAGGAACATCATCTCTCTGTAACTCTTGTTCAAATGCAGTTAAAGCATCGTAAGAAAGTGTATCAAGACCGTCCATGTCAGCCATGTCAGTAACAGTTGCATCAGCAGTAGAAGGCATCATGTTAAGTTCAGCAGCAGATAAAACTGAGTTTTGTACTTGCATTTCTTTGATTTCAACAACTGCACGAGACAGATCTTTAATCTTAGTAGCAACTTGACCTTTACGTGAATCTAAGTTAACTGAACGAACAGTATATTTAGAAGCAACACCGTGGAAAGTAACTTTAGCAGATACAAGTTTACTTGAACTGTTTAGTAAGTTGATAACTCCACCCTCTTCTGGTAATTCCACTAATGGACCAGTTGATGTAGCATAACCTGCAGCACCATTTAAGATTGAACCAGAAGTTGACTTAACTTCTTCACCAGCTTGGATAGCAGCTACAGCAGCATCACGAGAAGCACGTCTAGCAGCATCTAGTACAGCTTGGTCATTAACATCAGCATCAGATGCTAAGTAGTTTTCCATATTGTAACGTTGTACAACAATACCTGTTGCAGAAACAACACGAGCATATTCGTTTTTGATAATTGAAGCAACAGAGGCATCAACACCACCATCAACCATATTATCTTTGTGTAACATTGGTAATCTAACTTCTTTAGTTAGTGTGTCACCATGATTTTTAGGCATTGCTACCTTGTTTGAACGGTTTGAGAAAAATCTCTTACGCGCTGGCATTTCTACTACGGCTTTCGTTACGAACTCCGGTGTAAACTGTCTATCAATTGTATTAGATGTCAACCCACCGTCGACGAACTGACTATCTATTCCACTAATTGTACTCATTTATAATCCTTATTTTTTACCCATTATCATTTCATCAAGAAAGTTACTTATCTCAGCGCCATTATAGCTCATAGGATCAACTTTATTTCTCTTGTTAGATGATGTCGGTTTCTGTTTACTCGCATTGTTAGCCTTATCTCGTGCTACCTTTGCTCGCGCATTTTTCTTTTTGTTTACCTCTGCCTTGTATGCAGCTACAGCTTTCGCTTCTATATTAGCTTTACTTTCAACTTCGGCTTGTACCTTAGCTTCTTGTTCCACTTTTACAGCTTCAGCTTCTTGAGCCTCTACAGCTACACTATTGGCAGTATCTTGCGCAGTGGCACGTTGAGTCTCTTCACTATTAAGCTCGTTAATAGCAGATCTATACTTGTCAACCATCTTCATTCCTGAGAATCGGCTGTCTAGTACACTCATCTGCCCTACTTTGCTCATAACAGTGTCGTATGACCCGTCTGCCATCTGTGCAATTAGATCATCTTGAATAGACTGGTTACCAACGAAGTCTCTAAAACTATCGTCATCCCATTCTTTCATTACAGTGTTATACACTTGATCTTCAACTCCACTAGCCTTAGCGGATTCCAATGCATCTTCTATAGCAATTACGTCTCTACTTGATGTCTTAGACTCACCAGCATACTTAATGTCTTCCATGTCTAAATCCACTGGATCTATACCTAGGTTCTTTATGTGTTGCTTAAGCGCTTCTTTGTCACCATCTATAAGACTCATAGCTAAATCGAATTTACCTGTATCATCTAACATACCACGATCTTTTAACGGACCCATGTATGGACGATAAGCTTTAAATCCAGCCATCTTTTCACTATAGTTATATGCCATTTGTTGGGCTTGGATAACTTTCTTAGGATCTTTGAACCCTTCAAACTCTTTACCATTTGCCTTGAACTTTACTCCGGCTACTTTTTCGTAGAAGTCCGTTGCAACTTTAGATTTCTCTAATAGTTCCTCGTACTGTTTCTGATAGTCAACTGCATCTGTATTCTCAGATTCTGAACCGTCTTCATCATCTTCTGTTTCTGTACTGTCTTCATCACTTTTTGAGTCTTCCTCTGCTGGATCTTCCGAATCATCAGGATTCTCATCCTCTTCGCCTTCTGTCCCATCATCGTCATCATTAAGTTCTTCTGAACCATCATTATCTACTGGAGCGTTTTCTTCATCTTCTTCATCAGTACCATCATCAGTGTCATCACTTAGCTCGGCAGCTTCGTCATTCGTTTCTGTTTCAGTATCATCAGTTTCAGTATGATCTGTGTCCTCGTTGTTCACTTCTGTTTCATCTGCTACTTGCTCTTCAGTATCATCTTCATGATTACCGTTGATTAGTGCATCTAATTCATCAGCTACGTTTTCGTATGTTGCCATTATTATATATCCTCGTTACTTAACTGTTGCAGTTCAAGTAGTAATTGTTTATTGTCTCTAACAAGTCTATCTGCATTAGCTGCATTAGTTTTGTTATTAGCAAGAAACTTATTTAGATATCGTAATGATCTCAATTCAATTAGTATTTCATCTTCCAACTCTTCAGTTGTATTTGGACTTACCAGTTTAGCAGCTTGTTCATTCATATGTTCACCTAACAATCCGTCTAGTACAACCAATTTGAAATTAGGAGTTTCGTACATCTGTACAAACGCCTTGGCATACATTGCCTTAACTTCTAGTTGTTCTGTCTCTATTATCAGTGTTTCTATGTAAGCTTCTTTGGCTTCATCTGATTCGAAGGTGGGAGTACCCATTGCTTGATCCATTTTGTATCCTTAGTTATCCAGCTTTTATTTAGATGGTCTTCGTTATATTTGGACCATGTAGAGAATTATACTACGTATAACCTTAATTTACCTTTATACGGGTTGCTGCATTGACTGTCTTATGGTAGTTTTAGCCTGTTCATTTACATTTGGGTCTTGTAAAACCCTCATTGGATCTACCTGACCATTAACTACCGCTTCCAACGCTGATTGGCTGTAATCAGGTACTTGTGAAGGCTGTGCCGGAGGCGTACCTAAACCAGTAAGCCCTTTTGGTCTGCCTACACCCCTTGCAGCTCCGATTGCTTCTGCATTCTTTGTAACTGCAGTTTCTACAGTAAACTGCTCTTCTTGTGGTTGCCCTACTTGTCCTAATCCTTGTTGCGTCATTATTCGCCTCCCTTCTTAGCTTGTATATCTATTAATTTAGCATGGTTATTAACTTCTGCTGTATACTCAGCATCCTCAATTTCACGGTTACGTTTAGCTCCACTATCTACATCCAAGAAGTCTTGGTCTAGTTTATCAGATTCACTTTTAGCTTTCTCTGCTTGTGCAAGTGCTAATTCAGCTTGTGCTGCTCTTAGTTCTGCTTGTGCTAACTTGTTAGTTATATCAGCTTCTAAGTTCTCTGTACCACGTGTTGCTCTCTCTGTAACTTGACTTTGTATATTAGTCATTTCCATTTTAAGCTTCTCATTAGTTAATCTAGCGTTTTCCATTTGCATAGCTTGTAGTTCTTGTGCAGCTGGATCTGGTTCCGGCTCAAAGTCTTCTACCTGTTTAGCCAAATCTGGGTGATATTGTAATCTAAGTATTTTACCCATTACTATTTTATATAGTCCTGGATCCATATTAGCTGCATTAGTTTGTAGTAACATAATTAGTGATTGTGCTTGTTGGTCATCTTTCTCAGGAGTGCTAATACTAATACGTAAGTCGAATTTACCTTCTAAGTCATCTCTCTTAACAGTTACAAACTCTTCATCAGTAACTCTAACTACTTGCTCTTCTTCCATATAAGCTTGGTTCATACTAATAACCATTTTAGCCATATCTACAAATAAAGCACTCAATCTTCTTAGTACTGATAGCTCTCTCTTAGCTGTCGCATCTAACGACATCTTAGCTACGCCTAATCCCTTAGCACCATCCATACCACTGAAAGGCTTAGTACCAGACATGTTTTCAGCCTCTGCCGTGTTAGATTGGATAACTTGGAATACTGCTGGGTCAATTGCATCTACAGAACGTCTATGAATTGATCTCTTAGGATCCATACCACTATTGAAGTATACTGTATTACCTCTATCATATTGATTTTTATCTGCCTGACTACTAAAGAAGTTAGCATCAATAAACTCTTGACCAACTGCAGCTGTACTAGCAATATCGTGCATAGCACGTATCATTTTACCATTTGATGCTTGGTTTTCATCTAGTAACTTAGCATCTGGCTCACCTCTATTACTTTTAATAACTGGCATATAATGTGCCATACTAAAAGGTAGTCTACCATGTGGGTAAGGATTTTCTTCTAATCTTATTAGTACCCCATTGACCCATTCTGCAACAATACTAACTAATACTCCGTCACCTTGAATATCCCAATAACCCCAGTACTCAATAGCCTTGATTTTCTTTCTAGCCTTATCACTATATATGAAATCACTATAAGCATCTGACTTATTCTCATTATATGCTACATCATTATCTGTTGCTATAGCTTTATCTATATTCTTATAGTAACCACGTTCAGTGCCATCTTCTCTCTTCTCGTACTTATTCTTAATTAGTTCTGCCCAACTAGTATCATACTCGTGCCAAATGAACCCAGCTTTACTTAGGTCACCTTCACATTTAGGGTCTATACCAACATTAGCACTATCCAGTACATCATGTTTTGGTTGATTCTTAACTAATACTTCTTCCTCTTCTTCGTACATCTCTGTACCGATTTGCATTGGCTCACTGGCTTCTATCATTTGTTGAGCCTGCTCTGGAGACATTTGTCCAGCCTCTACTGCTTGCTGCATCATAGCTAGCGATTGTTCTGCATCAGCATAAACTGGTCTTTCTTTAGTAACCATTTCCATACCATATTCAGCTTCCCAACCTGTCTTAACTATAACAGTACCTTCATCAACAAAAACTCTCACTGTCTCACCAACTAACTTTACTTTATCAATAAGTGTGTCGTATTGGTAGTTTATTAGTATAGAGTTTTGCTTAGCAGATGGCGCATCTAATGGGCCTCTTGGTTTGATTTCAAACATGTTTGGAGTATTTAAGAATGGCTCTTCCATTGCAGGGTACTTCCACTCTTGCTGTTTTCTAACCAACTTCGGACGCATAGTACTTTTGCCTGGTTTAACTTTTACAGCGTTACCCCCAGACTTGATTGTCTTGTAGCTCTCTAAGTTAGCACGTATCTCATCCTGTATACCAGCTGAGGCTTCTACGTCATTATTTAAATGAGTGTATGTAGGCTCATTAGCCCACCCACTCTGAAGTTTGTTAGTGTCTTGTTTCATATTCTCTCCATTATTT